ATCCTGGAAAGAAACAAGAAGAAGATACTAGCAACGCAAGATGTATGTGGTATTTGTGGTAAGCCAGTTGATAAAAAATTAAAGTGGCCTGATCCAATGTGTGCAGTCATTGACCACATTATTCCAGTCAACAAAGGTGGACACCCAAGCGACTTAAATAACTTGCAGCTTGCACACATGTGCTGCAATCGAATCAAGTCAGATAAGTTATTCGAAAAAAGAGATTTTAGTGGTAATGCAACTGTTTCAAATAGAACATTGCCACAGAGCATTAATTGGGTCGAATATCGTTCTAAAAAATAAAAAAGTCACATAGAGGGGGGCTATATGGGCGGCAGGCGCTCGTTTCCGAAGTTCGGCTGTTACTACGCATATTTCTCTATGAACATCGATGAATGGCCGCAGAGCCTTTAAAATGGAGGTTTGAAGATGAATTACAAAGGTATAAATTTTTTGAAAAAACAACTTTTTTCCAAAAGAAATCGAGTGAGAATGAGATATAGATATTATGAAATGAAGAATGGAATTAAAGACTTCAAAATTGCGATTCCTAATGAATTTAAGTACGTGTCAGAAACACTTGGATGGTGTTCTAAAGCGGTCGATTCATTAGCGGATCGCATTTCTTTTAAAGAATTTGAAAACGATAATTTTAACATGAACAAAATCTTTGATATGAACAACAAAGATATTCTTACAGATAGTGCGATTCTTGGAGCATTGATCGCATCATGTAGTTTTATCTATATTTCGCAAGATGAAGACGGATATCCTAGACTGCAGGTAATCGATGCGTATGATGCGACAGGCATCATTGATCCAATCACTAACATGATGATAGAAGGATATGCAGTGTTGGAACGTGATGAGAAATATAATATTTTAACAGATGCTTATTTTACATGTGAAGAAACAGTTGTGTTTGATTATGTTGGCCATAGAGAAATACATGTTCCTAATCCAGCAAGATATTGTTTGTTGGTGCCGGTGATTCATAAGCCGGATGCAAAAAGACAGTTTGGCCATTCTAGAATTTCGAGAGCATGCATTGACCTTCAACAAGGAGCACTTAGAACATTGAGACGTTCAGAAGTAGCTGCAGAATTCTATTCCTATCCGCAAAAATATATTCTAGGTACAGATTCAGATGCAGACCCGATGGATAAAATTCGAGCATCGATTTCGACTATGCTTCAAATCTCACGAAGTGAAGATGGAGGAGGAACACCAACAGTTGGCCAGTTTGCACAACAATCTATGTCACCACATATGGATCAGTTAAAATCATTCGCTTCTTTGTTTGCAGGAGAAACCGGATTAACACTGGATGATCTAGGATTTGTGACAGATAATCCATCGAGTGCAGAAGCAATTAAGGCAGCACATGAAAACTTGCGATTGGCCGCAAGAAAAGCGCAAAAGAATTTTGCGACTAGTCTGATTAATGTCGGATATCTTGCAGCATCTGTCAGAGATGGATTTGAATACAAAAGAAATCAGATTTATGAAACAAAAGTTAAATATGAACCACTATTTGAACCGGATATGTCCACATTGTCTTTGATTGGTGATGGTGCTATTAAAATCAATCAGGCAGTTCCAGGTTACTTCAATAAAGACAACTTACAGGATCTTACTGGTATTGCATCAAGTAAATTAGATGTTCCTACTGTGCCGGATGATGAGGAATAAATATGGATGATATTTCAATTGGACTTCTTAAGGGAATTAAGAAGTCTTTTTCTTCCGGTGTTGAAGATTCTAAAACTATTAATGATTTATTAAAAAAGCTAGATGATAAAAAAGCAGATTACGAAGATGCACAGAAATATGCGATTGAAGTTGGTGAGCTTCTTTCAAAATCTTTTGAAGAAAATATTGATTCTGCATCATTACCAAATGGAAAGATGTACTACAACATTGCGAAAAAGGTTGTGGATCCAGAATTAAAAGAGGGATTTGAAAAAGTTTCAGATTATTCTACGAAGGTTCAAAAAATTTTAAATGAAGATGCAAAGATTGGCTTAAAAGTTCAAAGTCCCACTTTCAATCAAGCTCGATCTAATGGAATCGTTAGAAGATTGGCAGATGCTGAATCTTATGATGATGTTTCCTGGATTTTAAAAGATCCAGTAGTGAATTTTAATCAAAGCGTTGTGGATGATACGATAAAAGTAAATGCAGAGGCACATTATAAAGTTGGAATGCATCCTAAAATCACTAGAAAAGTAGCTGGTAAGGCTTGTGATTGGTGCATGAATCTAGCTGGAACATATGAATATCCGGATGATGTTCCTGATGAAGTCTATCATAGACACAGAGATTGCAGATGTATCGTTACTTATAATCCAGGTAACGGAAAAGCTGTGCAAGATGTGCATTCAAAGAAATGGTTTGAAAGTGAAGATAAAGTAGAAACATTAGGTACTCAAAATGTTGATTATATGGGGATGCCTAAAAAAATCACGTTCAATTCTGGGGATGGGGATATGAAAACCGTTAAAGTGTACAAAGCAGATGGAGCGCAAAATATTTATATTCAAAATTACGATAAGCAAACGAGAAGTATGGTCGCTTATTTAGATGATGTTATAAACAAAAAAAATAAATATGGGCAAATCGATAATATTATCGTATTAAATAATAATCGTTTAAAAGGTATTGCAGCATATAGACATGATGATAATTCATTATTTATTAGCAAAGAATTAATTGATCCAAATAAATTTGCAAAAATTGTAGATCCATCTGTTTTTCCTGCAAGATCAGTAACGGATGTTTTGGATCACGAATTAGGTGGTCATAAGAGACATTGGGATGCTGTTAAAAGATATAAAGCTGACAATAAAATCGATGATTTAAATGATGCAAAAATGCAGATTGAATCACAGATGAGAAAACATGTTGTTAATCAAATGAGGTCAGATCCTTTATATATAAATAAAACGGTTAGTGTAAATGCAGAGCGTTCTTTCTATGCTAAAAAAAGCTTGAATGAACTAATCGCAGATGCTAATATTCTAGTAGAGAGAAATGAGCTAAGCGATAACGAACTAAATCGACTTGTAAAGGAGGTTATCAACTATGATGGTAAATCCAAGTGAATATGAAAAGAAATTATTTGACCAAGTTAGACCTTGGCTATTATTTGATTCATCGACTGAGGGATTTTATCTAAAAGATGATACTCCTGATGAAATTAAAGAAAAATTTGTGCTTTTAAATAAGTATTTAGAAAGAAATTATGTGGAATTAACTTAAGCATCTGTAGAAATACAGGTGCTTTTATTATGCAAGGAGAAAAATATGGCCAAAGATGATTATGATGTAGTAGTTTTTAAAATATTACTTTACTATTATGCGATTTTTAAAGGCACGATCCTATTTAATGAAACTGAATTTAAGCGTGCTATTAAATACGATTCTTTTGCAGATGGATATCTAGAAAGAGTCCTTAAATTAATGAGTGAAGAGAATCTTATTGATGAAGTGTACGTTTCTAAAGCATGGGGAAATCAATATATGATGCTTAATGATTTATCTGATATTGAAATCACTGCAGAAGGAATTCATTATTTAAAAGAAAATAGTGGTATGGAGAATGTTAAAAAGTATTTATTGGATCATGTTGAGATGATTTCAACATTGATCAATATCGTTAGCCTTTAAAATAATTTGAATTAAGGATGTGATGTGTATTGAGTGTGATTATTATTTTGGATAGCTAGGAGGATTAGAATGGAGAATGCAGTGCCTAAAAGAATAGGCAGACAGACTCCTACTACTTCCGTAACTATTCCTTATGTAAAAACATATGGCCAGGATGCCATAGAACTTTATGAAAAATCTAAACGTAAGGCCATGGATTGGCAGAAAATGTTAGTTTATGACATTCTATCAATCACTGAAGATGGTCTATGGGTTCATAATAGATTTGGATATGAAATACCTCGTCAGAATGGTAAAGGTGAAGTTGTTGCGATTGTTGAGATGTGGAAATTGCAGAATGGCGAAAAGATTATGCATACTGCACACAGAGTCAACACTTCTCACACTGCATGGGAAAGACTATGCACATTACTTGATGATGCAGGTGTTCAGTACAAGTCTATTAAACAAAAAGGTGCTGAAGAAATTCGCTTGGAAGAAACAGGAGGATATATTGCTTTTCGTACTAGATCCAACACTGGAGGTCTAGGTGAATCATTCGATACCTTGATTGTCGATGAGGCCCAGGAATACACTACAGATCAAAGTTCCGCATTGAAATATACTATTTATTCGTCTGAGAATCCTCAGACGATTTTTTGTGGAACCCCACCAACCGCGGTATCTGCAGGTACTGTATTTACGGATATGCGTAAACGTGTGTTAAGCGGAAAAAGTAAAAATACTGGTTGGGCAGAGTGGTCTGTGGAATTTATGACAGATGTTGAAGATGTAGATGCATGGTATGAAACGAATCCAGCGTTAGGAATTAGAACATCTGAAAGAACGATTGAAGCGGAATTGGAAGATAATGACGATATTGACTTCAATATTCAACGTTTAGGTTTATGGCTGCAGTACAACCAGAAATCTGCGATAACTGAAAACGAGTGGAAAAATTTGAAGGTTGACGCTCTACCTAAGTTTACAGGTAAGTTGTATGTAGGAATAAAGTATGGCCATGATGGCGAAAATGTGGCATTGTCTGTAGCATGTAAGGCCACTAACAAAAACATTTTTGTAGAATCTATAGACTGTAGGAAGATCAAAGACGGAAATACTTGGATGATTAATTTTTTGGCCAATGCCGATATAGGTGGTATTGCGATTGATGGAGCAAACGGACAACAGATTTTGGCAGCCGATATGAAGGAAGCTGGCATAAAGAAAAGGCCAGTGTTGCCAACTGTAAAAGATGTTATTGCTTCAAATCAATTGTTCGAACTTGCGATATCAAATAAATCGGTTTGTCATAATGATCAACCTGCATTAACACAATCTGTAACCAATTGCGAAAAAAGAGCGATTGGATCCAGTGGAGGATTTGGATTCAGATCCATTAAAGATGGTGTTGAAGTAGCCTTATTAGAATCTGCAATATTAGCTTACTGGATGTGTTCTAAGAAAAAGGAACAAAAACCACAGAGAATAAGCTACTAGGAGAACATATGCGTGTTCTCTTTTTTTACGTAACTATACGGAAAAATAGGAGGAAAAAACATGGATTTCAAACCAATTGAAACGCAAGAACAATTTGATGAAGTAATCAGGGAAAGATTAGCACGTGAGAACAAAAAATATGAAGGTTGGACAAGCCCTGATAAATTGCAAGAAATTAAAGATGGTTATGAGCAAAATGCTAGCAAAAAATTTGAAGGTTATACATCACCTGAAGACTTGCAGACAATGAAGAATAATTATGAATCTCAGCTTGAAACAATTCGTAATGAAAATACTTCGTTAAAAGCTTCTCAATTACGTTCAAAGGTAGCAAATGAATTTAAACTACCAACAGAAATGGCATCACGCTTACAAGGTAGCACAGAAGAAGAACTTAGAGCAGATGCAAAAACATTAGCTGAATTAGTGTCAACAAATAAAACCGTTGTATTGCCATTACATGGTGGATCAACAGGCGGAAGCACTGACAAGAATGCAGCTGTTAAAGAATTATTATCGCAATTTAAAGATTAAAAGGAGAAAAAACAATGTCAACAATCACAAAAAGTACAGGGTTATTCCCATCAAATTTAGTCACAGATGTATATAGTAAAACTAAAGGTTTTTCATCACTTGCAGCATTATCACAACAAGAACCTATTCCTTTTGCAGGTAATGATGTAATGGTTTTCTCAATGGATGGAGAAGCTTCTATCGTTGGTGAAGGTGAAAATAAACCAGCAGGAGATGCAGCTTTTACAAAGAAAACTATTACACCTATCAAAATCGTATATCAGCACAGATTAACAGACGAATTTATTAATATGTCTGAAGAAAAGCAGTTACCTTATTTACAACAATTTGTTGATGGATTTGCTAAAAAAACGGCACGTGCAGTGGATATCATGGTTTTCCAAGGCGTAAATCCTGCAGACGGAGTTGAATCTGCAAAGATTGGTACAAACTGTTTCGCAAAAGCGGTAGCAAATAAGGTAACTTATGCAGCAGCTTCCGCAGATGAAAATTTAGATGACGCAGTTGCATTGATTCAGGATAAAGATTGCGATGTCACTGGTATTGCTATGGCACCAGCATTCGCATCTGCATTAGGAAAAATTAAAGCTGCAGGAACTGGAACATATTTATATCCTGAATTCCGTTTTGGAAATAAACCAGCAAACTTCGGAGGCATGGCAAATAGTGTAAACAATACAGTTGCGTTTAAAAATAGTAAAATTCGTGCAGTTGTTGGTGATTTTGCAAATGCAGTCAAATGGGGATATGCAGAGCAAGTACCTATGAAGATCATTGAATATGGTGATCCAGACGGACAAGGCGATTTACAGAGAACTAATCAAATTGTATTGCGTGCAGAAACATATGTAGGATTCTGCGTATTGGATCCTGATGCGTTTGCATTGATTACAACTGAATCTGCAGTTGCAGCATAGAGGCATTAATGGACTACGCGACAATCGATGACGTTGGTGTTCTTTGGAGAAACATGACCAATGAGGAATTAAAACGTGCTAGAGCATTAATTCCCGTGGTGTGTTCTTCTCTAAGAATCGAAGCCAAAAAAAGAGGTAAAGATTTAGATCAAATGGTTTCACAAGATCCAGATTTACTAACAGTAGCAAAATCAGTAACTGTAGATGTTGTCGCTAGGACCTTGATGACTTCTACAGATAAAGAGCCGATGTCTCAATTTTCGGAATCGGCTCTTGGCTATTCTGCTTCTGGCACTTTTTTAGTTCCAGGAGGAGGCTTATTTATCAAAAATTCAGAACTCGTAAGATTAGGGATTAAGAATAAGCAGAAAATACGAACAATAGATATGTGTGGTGGCACAAATGATTAAAGGAATTGATGTTGTTCTATATGAAAAAACAAAAGTAGGAGTAGATGCATTTAATGCACCAGTATACGCAGATAAGCCAGTAATGGTAAAAGATGTGTTAGTATGTCCTTCAACATCTCAGGAGATTCTAGATTCAACCAATCTATATGGGAAAAAGGCAGTTTACACATTGGCCATTCCAAAAGGCGACAATCACAACTGGTCAGATGCAACTATTTCTTTCTTTGGTAAGAAATGGAAATCCTTCGGTATTCCATTGGAAGGCATTTCAGAAATGATTCCTTTGCGTTGGAATAAGAAAGTCATGGTGGAAAGATATGAATGATTTTGAGTTTAAATTGAATTATGAAGGCATTGGCCAATTGCTGAAATCTGATGAACTTAAACAGATTTGTGAAGAAAAAGCTAGGTCTGTTTTAGAGGCATGTGGCGAAGGGTATGAATTGGAGACAAAAGTAGGTGCTAAACGTGTTAGAGCAAAAGTTAAGGCATCTACACCACACGCGTATTACAGTAATTTGAAGCATAATACATTAATGAAGGCATTAGGAAAATGATTGAAATAGTATTGCTAAACTATTTAAAAGAAGTTTTGTCAGTTGATGTGTTTATGGAAATTCCACCAAATCCACCAAAAACATATGTTCGTATAGAAAAAACCGGGAGTTCAGAAGAAGAATATATTGAAACTGCTACATTTGCGTTGCAGTCTTATGCGGATTCGATGTATGAGGCTGCTTTATTGAATAGAGAAGTTATAAATAAAATGAAAAAAATGATTACACTGGATGAGATATTTAAGGTCAAGTTAAACAGTGATTACAATTTCACTGATCCAAGTACTAAGAAATATCGCTACCAGTGTATTTTTGATATTACATATTAGGAGGAAAAAACATGTCTAGTGTTGAAAATGTTACTGCCGCAAAGCCAAAAATTGGTGGTTCTATGTATGTTGCAGATGTTGGAACTGTGCTACCTACAGATGCTACATCTGAACTAGATAAAGCATTCGTAAGTTTAGGCTATATTTCAGAAGATGGTGTTAAAAACGACAACTCTATGAAGACCGAACAGGTAAAAGCTTGGGGTGGAGATGTTGTTGTAAATTCTCAAACAGAAAAAAACGACATCTTTAAATACAAATTAATCGAAGGATTAAATGTAAATGTATTAAAGAATGTATATGGAGATAAGAACGTTACAGGTAATTTAGAAGAAGGATTGTCTGTAAAAGCAACAGTGGAAGAACTCAAGGATAAATCTTATGTTATCGATATGATTCTAAAAGGTGGTGTTTTAAAACGTGTTGTGATTCCGCAAGCTTCGCTTACTGAATTAGGTGAAATTGCATATAAAGACAATGAGCCAGTGGGCTACGAAATATCAATGTTAGCTTTACCTGATAAGGATGGTGCAACACATCATGAGTATTTTAAAAAGAAAGCAGGTGCGTAGAAATGATTAGTGGAGTCACTAAAAATGGTTTTGCGTTCGAAATTACGGACGAAAGAGCGGATAACATGGAGCTTATTGATGCTTTGGCTGATATTGATGATGGGAACCTATTGGCGGTGTCTAAGGTGTTAACTTTATTGTTAGGACCAGAACAAAAGAAAAAAATGTATGATTTTGTTCGAACAGAGGATGGTATTGTTTCTGTACAAACTGTATCAGAAATGATTGTAGAGATCCTGGCCGCAAAAAAAGAAACAAAAAACTAATAGCCCTGGCCAACATGATTTCGAGAGATGAAGATGCGCTAATCTGTGATCTTGCAGAAACGTATCAGATATATAACTATAAGTCGCTACCAGCAAGATTAGTAGCAACTTTATCAGTTGGCTTGAGGGATGATTCTCGAATCAAATTAAAAATGATGGATGAGAAGTTATCATTACGCGATTTTCTGTTGGCATCTATTATGGATCGTCTGAGTTTATTGGTATGGTTCCAATCGAAAGACGGGCAAGAAGGCAATAATCGTCCTGCCATGATGGTGGATGCATTAATGGGAAAAACAAATGATAATGAATCGGATATTGAATCTTTTGAATCTGTTGAAGAGTTCGAAAGATTAAAAAAAGAATTGGTAGGTGATTAATATGCCGGCTAATGCAGGTACTGCCTATGTGCAGATTGTACCATCTGCCAAAGGTATTAAAGGAAAAATCACTGATGCACTAAAAGGAGAATCACAGACGGCCGGAGAATCATCCGGATCTACAATTGGTTCTGCTTTAGTGTCGAATTTAAAAGGTGTGATTACTGTTGGAGGTATTGGAGCGTTTTTAGGGGCGTCACTTACTCAAGGCGGAGCTCTTCAACAATCACTCGGAGGTGTTGAAACACTCTTTAAAAATAATGCAGATACAGTAAAAAAATATGCTAGTCAGGCATTTCAAACTGCTGGAGTATCTGCGAATGAGTACATGAATAGTGTTACATCATTCTCTGCGTCATTGATCTCAAGTTTGGGTGGGAACACTGCAAAGGCAGCGGATGTGGCCAACATGGCTATGATTGATATGTCAGATAACGCAAACAAAATGGGTACAGACATGGAATCCATACAAAACGCATATCAAGGGTTTGCAAAGCAGAACTACACAATGCTTGATAACTTGAAGCTTGGATATGGTGGTACTAAATCCGAAATGGAGCGATTGCTACAAGATGCACAGAAATTAACAGGTGTTAAATACGACATCAACAATTTAAGTGATGTATATGAAGCGATTCACGCAATCCAGGAAAATCTAGATATTACCGGGACCACAGCTAAAGAAGCATCAACTACATTGACTGGATCTTTTGGAGCAATGAAAGCAGCTGCTCAAGACTTCTTAGGAAATCTTTCAATTGGAGCGGATATCACTGTTCCAATGTCGAACCTGGTTAAAACAACTTCAACGTTTATATTCGGCAACTTATTGCCTATGGTTGGAAATATTATTGTAGCTCTGCCACAAGCAGTAGTTACAGGTATTAGTCAAGCTGTTCCAGCATTGATCACTGGATTAGGATCTATGTTAACTCAGATCGGAGTATTTTTTACTACAAGCGTTCCTGGATTAGGCACACAAGTTTCTAGTATGGTAGTTCAAGCAGTTAGCACAATCGCATTACAATTACCAGCTTTCATGGAACAAGGAAAGAATGTGATTGATGGATTGGTATCCGGAATTGTCACAAATTTTCCAATAATCATGGCAGAGATTCAGACAATGGTAACGTCAATGCTTACTTGTCTGTTGGAAAATCTACCTAGTTTTCTAGAAACAGGATTAGAATTGATCTTATATTTAGTTCAAGGAATTGTATCTTGTCTTCCGACAGTAGTGGAAAGTATTTCGAATACTGCAATTTCGATGTTAAATACATTGCTTTCTAAAATGCCGGAATTCCTGGCAAAAGGTATTGAAGTAATTAAAAATATTGCTACCGGTATTTTGCAGAGTCTACCAAGTATTCTTAGTACATTGCTAGGTATATTAGTGAACTTAGTTAATTTAATTGCATCACACTTGCCTGATTTCTTAGGCAAAGGTGTGCAAATCTTGATTATGGTCAGTACTGGTTTATTACAGGCGGTGCCACAATTGCTTGGGGTGATTCCTGGAATACTAGCTCAGGCTGCTGGCACATTCTTCTCTTATGATTGGGTGTCTATTGGATCCAATATCATTAGTGGTATTGTAGGCGGAATTAGAGCAGCCGGGGGAGCGATTGGAAGTGCTTTGATGAATATTGCGAAGAGTGCTTTTGATTCTGTAAAGTCTTTCTTAGGCATTAAGTCACCTTCTAGAAAAGCAAAAAAAGAAATTGGCCAATTTATTCCACAGGGTGCAGCTGCAGGTGTTGAAGAAGACGATAGTCTTATTATTGCTATGCGTAATTTAGGCAAAAGAGCAATGCAAAGTGCAAGAACGTCATTAAATTTTGGTGATATAAGAAACGTGGCTAAATTTAAAGTGGATCCAGACAAAAATACTACAGGTATTCCACAAGGACCGGTTACAAACTTTTATCAGACAATTAATTCTGCAAAGGAGCTTAGTCCTTACGAAATGGAAATTAGAACACAAGCAATGTTGAAAAGGAGTGTGTGGGCATGAGAAAGGTAATCTATACAAATGCAAATGGTGATAGCATTGAGTTTTCAAGAGCAACAGGAATCCATATTACAGATGATATGGGATTATCTAAAAATAGCATTACACTTTCCGAATCAACAGTTTCTAATCAAATTGGATCATCAATTACTGGTAAGGTTGTAGAACCTAAAGATTTTACGATTACTGGTAAATTCAAAAACGATCCAAACGTTCGCAAGAAAATGTTAGCTGTAATTCTTCCAGGGGTTGCAGCTACATTTCGTTATATTGATGAAGAAGAAGGAATTGATGTATATTGGGATGTCGAGCCAAAGGAAACTCCATACATTAGTTGGGATAGGAACTGGCAAGATTTTCAATTTATGCTGCATGCAGCATATCCTTATCCAAAAGAAAAAGAAGCGCAATTAATAAGTTTTAATAAACTTGAATCTAATTTTATGTTTCCACAAAGTTACTCAAGCACTGTACCGTTCACTATATCAACAAGAATATGGCAGCCGCTATTAACATTCTTGAATAAAGGAGATCTTCCGACTGGGTTTATTTTACAAATGAAAGCAGAAGCAGAAATCAAAAATCCAAAAATTGTGAATGTTGTTACACAGGATCATTTATCGTTTGGAAAGAATCATGATCTTACGATGCAAAATGGAGATATCTTGGAAATAAGCACTTATACAAATCAAAAATATTGTCACTTGCTTCGTGGAGAAGAAGTGATAAATGTATTTTGGATGATGGATTTCGATAGCATTTTCTTCCAATTGGCAGTGGGTGAGAATGTATTAAGATATAGTGCTGATACAAATGAACAAAACTTGATTGTAGAATTGTCGTTTGAAACAGTGAGAGCTGGTGTCTAATGAATTATTTTATTTATGATCGTGAAGGAAAGAAGCAAGCGCTGCTTCAAAACGTGACAAGCATCCAATGGAAACCTCGTTATTGTGAAGAAGGAAAAGCAGTAATATATGCGAAAGCTACAACAGATAATTTAAAATATCTAGTTGAATTCAATCGCATCGTCTGTCAGGAACGAAATGAGATTATGTTTATTAAATCTGTTATACCGAAGGAAGACGATGAAACGGTATTAATTATCAGTGGATATATGGATAATTTAGATGATCGAGTTAATATAAACACATTGACTGTTAGAAACGTTGAATCATCGTTATTAAAATGTGTATCTGATAATAAACGTGGATTAGATATTAATGTTGCAGATTCAAAAGGGTTAACAGCTAAAATACCAGATTCCGAAACAACTTGGTTAAGTCTAAGAAAAACAGTTCAAAAGTATTGTGCTTTAGTTGGATATGGCTATCGAGAGATTGTCAAGAATAATGTATTGAATTATTTTGAAATATATTCCGGATCCAGAAGAGATGAAGCAAAATTTTCAGATGATCTAGGAAATGTTTTGGCGCAAAGATACGAAGTAGAGCTATCCAAATACAAGAATTTTGCGTATGTTCTAGGTGACGATGACGATGGGAAACGTAGAATGGTTACAGTAGATATGCGTGAGGCTAATGAGCCATTAATAGAAATGTATGTGGACGCGAGAGATTTGCAACGAACATACAAAGATTCAAACGGAAATGAGCAAACGTATTCAGATAGCGAATACAACGAATTACTCCGTATTCGTGGAGAGGAAAAATTACTAGAAACCAGGGAAGGCGCATTTGTCTTCTCTTTTACTTTAAATCCTGAAGATAAATTAATTGTCTTAGGAAGAGATTATGATCTTGGTGATATTGTTCCGGTTATTAGTATTAAATACGGTCTACAAGTTTATGCACGTATTACAGGTATAGATTTTGTGGAGGAGGGAAACGAAGACACCAAAATCAATTTAATTCTACAAATAGAATAGGAGGTTAAATATGGCGCAAAAAGCATATCCTTTAGATAATACAAAATATCTATCTGAAGATGTTCGTCTATATCATGTTGGTAGAACCACAGGAATCTTTAATGCGACCGGGGATGATTTGAAAGTGTCCGCATCCGGAGGAATGAACATTAAAGTTTCACCTGGTTATGCATTTTTATTTAGTGCTAAAAGTGCGATTGGTGGATTTACTTATGGAAACACTTCCGATGTTACTTTATCAATTGATATCGCATCATCTACTACACGCTACGATTACATTTCATGCAGATATACAAAAGCTACAAACAATTGTGTTCTAACGTATGTAAGAGGAAATGGAAGCAGGCCAACAGCACCAATTAGAAATGAAAACATTTATGAAATTATTTTAGCAATCATCCAGGTACCAGGTAATGCATCCGCAATCACATCTGCGCACATCATCGACACACGTTTAAATGAAACGTTCTGTGGTCTTGTAACAGACGGAACGAACAAGCTTCCAACACAGCCGATGTATGATCAATACAATGCGTTACTGGCAGAGCTTGAAAAATCTTTAGATGGAAACACTGCAGGAAACTTATTGAATCAAATTAAAGCGAATAAAGGTTTGATTGATGGTGTGACTAAACGAGTGGCCACAAATGAAGGTAACATCACTACACATGGAAAATCAATCAATGACAACACGAAAGATATCACAGATGTGAGTAAGCGTGTTAAAAGTATTGAAGATAAGGTTCCAAAGCTGGAAAAAGCGGATACTAGCCTTTCAAACCGAATCGCAGAGTGTGAAAAGTTTAAGTGGAAAGTCGGCACATCAGCACCAACGACAAGCACTTGTCCTAGTGGATATTTCTACTTCCAATTAGAAGGATAGGTGCTTAGATATGACTAGAAAAGATTGTGGATCCAATACAAGTGGAATCCACATGATGGTGGATTATTGGACAGAGCTAGTTGGAAGTTGGCCAAGCATCGCGATGCGTTGGCACTACTCCATGTTTATTAAAGAAGATTATCGGCAGAACAGCCTCCAGTGGAATGGGGCTGTTTTTATGTTTCACACAAACAAGCATACATTCAATGTGAATATATCAGGAGTAACGCAGACTGGAGTTCTTGCGGCAGGCACACTGGATCTTCCGTTTGGCAATGGGCCGAGCGTTTATCACACGCCTGGATGTAGCACATCGTTTGGTAACTTTTCTGCATCAGGGGTTATTGGCGAATCACAGAGTGTAAGTGGTCCAAGCGTATACGAGTGCAGCAATCCAAGGAACATCAATCCATTCGATGCGGCAATCGATTACAAACTATCAAACGTGCGAAACTACTGGCGAGTGTATCTGTGGTGTGCAATTACTGGAAAGACATGGAATGTCAGCCCGGACAATGGTAACGGATCTATCAAGGTAACTGGATTGAATCCAGAATCATCTTATAAGATAACGACTAAAGTTGTGGATCGTAATGGAACTGTCCAATATACGGGTGGTGTATATGCATCATTTACGACTCTGGCAGACCAGTTGAAGATTGCGTTCAATCAGGGTGGTAGAGTCAAGGTTGCTCGTGTTTATTACAATCACAATGGAACAATTAAAAAGGTTAAAAAAGTCTATAGGAACATCAATGGCAGTGTCAAAAAAGGTGTGAACTATGGATAGAATGGAGGTTTATACATATGGGAATAACAGTGTATAGCGAATCTGAATCATTTAGCAATGTCTGCGTTATTGACAGCGTGACAAGGCAAATCACAATTCCAGAAGGATGTGACCTATTAGGAGTGCAATATGATAAAAATGCATGCCTAGTACATTTCCAAATGGATCCATGGCCAACAGAATTATTCGATATGACGAACGCTCAAGTTCGAATCATCTATAAGAATGCTGCTGGAGAGTTTGGATCATACTTAGTCACAAATAAATTTATCACAAATGGAATCTGCAGCTTTGCCTGGGAAGTTGACGCGAATGCCTTAAAAGAAAAAGGAAACGTTGAATTCTGGGTGTGTGCAGAAATGCTAGATGGTAGCACAGTTAAACGTGAATGGCATACATTGAAAGCTATCGGCAATGTGGCCGAAGGTTTATTGCACGTGACTGGATCAGTGGCCACAGAGTCCAAGGATGAAGTCATGCAACTATTAGCGTATGCCAAACAAGTGTCGGATGATGCGGTTAAACAAATCAATTCGACAAAAACAAGTACTTTGTCTGAAATTAAAAAAAATTCAGACAGTGCTTTGAGCTCAATCGCATCCAAACACACAAATGCGATTGATGATATTGAAAACACAAAATCAGCCGCAGTGGTTACAATCAATAATTTGATTGACACTTTAGGTTTGAGTGTTAAAGGAGGAAAAGTATGTCAGAGAATTCGAGTGAAGTAGCTTTAGCAGCTTCTACAGAAACATATGTAGAGAAGTTTCTGGCCACAGACGAACAATTGACAAGAGTTGCGAATGCACTTGAGAAAATGGTACCTGGATATGAGAAATACAGTGCCGACTATTTTAATTCAATGTTTATTCCACAGAGAACAAGAAAAATCTATGGAACAAAAGTGTGGAAGTTTGCGTCAAATCCAACGAGTTCATGTGAAAAGACAAGAGATAATGTTGGATTGGTTTGCCAACCTAGTACGGATACAGTTGAGGGTACAGATGACTATAAGAATATTCCTTTGTTTAAATGGTATGAATGTAACTACAAACGATACGATGATGGTTTTGCATATCCAGTCGCAATGATTGGCGATGGGAACTATCAAGAAACTGGAGCAGTTGACTGTGGTGCTCTGCAGATGACTTTCTATTACAAACAAATTGAAACAGAGAATTATACAGAATGGTTGATCTCTGATTCACCAAATCACGCTTTAGGATTAAAACCTTGGTTTGCTGCAGTGCGTGCAGATGGCACAGTAATGCCTTACTTTATTTATTCTAGATTTCACAGTGTAACCGCAAGCGATGGAAAATTGAGATCTCAACCTGGAAAAGTTGCGATTAATCAAAGCCACGATAACATGATTGTGAATTATCAGAAAAAAGGTACAGGTTTCTGGGGTGCTGGAATCGATAGACAAACATTCGGGATCATCATGTTGATGATTAAGTATGCAACTAAAAACTCGCAGACAATCTTCTCAGGAAATACAAACTATTCTATGCAGACGAAATCCAGTGTGGAACGTTCAACAAAAGCTACGTATTTCCCAATTCCAAAGAGTGAAAAAACATCATGGCAGATTGGATCTAGTGTAATAGTCGGATATGGTCGAGATAAAGGTGATGGATCTGTCGATTTAGACCGAGGAAATTCAACGATGTATAAATACGCATATGCGGCCAAGATTCTAAGAATTGATGATCTAGATGCAGATAACTGTGCGGTCTATCTAGATTGTGATCCTTTTGATACAACTCCAGACACTGGAGGAAGTGCAACACAATACATCTACATGTCTTCATGGCACTGGGATAGTGGATGTACAGATGTAGTCATCGGTCATCACGATGGATCTCCAACATCGAACACAGATGGAAAACATCCATATAGAATTCAAGGACTAGAGTTCAGCGTTGGTGGGTGGACGATTCCAGGTGATACAGTCATGATCTTTAATGCAGATTATTCGAAAGATGTATATCGTGCGCCTAGAGGTGTAGCTCACTCATCGTCAGAAGCCAAAATTAAGAATACTTATACAAAGATCGGAACAATTCCGGCCAAGGCAGATGGCTCAGATTCGTGGATTGGAGATATCTCTATCGTGGATGGCGCATGGTTCCCATCTGCATTTGGATCAGGAAGTGGCCAGGGTGTAGGTGACTATCTATATGCCGGAGGACAATCAACAAGTGGAACACGAGAATATCTTACGGGCGGTCTCCTCGGGAGTGGCTCGGGTGCTGGCCTTTGTTTCTTGTTTTGCAGGAATGGCCTTGGCGATGCCTGGTGGGACTTCTTGTCGCTCGATTGATTGTTCAATCGGGGGTTGCAAGGGGGCATCCCCCCTTGCATTATTAGCTAACAATTAAATATTAAATTTAGAGGATTCATGGTAGGGCGGTAACCTCAGGAATGGCTCGAATGCTGGCCTTTGTTACTTGAATTGCAGGAATGGCCTTGGCAATGCCAGGTGGAACTACTTGTCGCATGATTGTTTATAAATTAAATACATTAACCATGTCTCGCGAGCCCAGGAAGCTGGAGTAAGCCATCATATAGATGCTCACATCGACAACGTCATGTTGTGATGTAAAATTTTGTGACGAACGTAGACTAGTAGACTTTTTGTCGAAACCCTATACACAAACAATCGAAAAAGGATTTAAAGTTCAATGAAAAGAAAATGTAAAAATGTAGATATTACTGATTTAGATTTAATAAAAGACTGTATACATAGATGTCTTAAAAAGAAAAAGAAAACAAGAACAGATATCGCAAGGCTGTTTGATACCTACGGTGGTGATGTAGATAGTATCGCTCTTGTGCTGCAGAAAGAATTGTTGTGCAGACAGTTGGATCTAGTGCCTATATGGTATCGAACGATATATGATGTTGGATCTCAAAAAGCAAGAGTTATCGGCATCCAGGACATCAAACAACAGATATATGACTATATCGCAGTGGCTGGATTGTCTGAATTGATTGCAGGATTAGGAAAGTACCAGTGTGCTTCTTTACCGGATAGAGGACAAATTTATGGAGCTTTGGCCATACATCGTTGGCTAGCAGAAAAGCACAACGGAAAATACAGAATCAACTATGTTTGTAAGTTTGATATCCGCAAATATTATGAATCGATTCCGCAGGATAAAATCATTGCGTGGCTAGAAAAAAGAGTCAAAAATGAGCATCTTATGTGGCTTATAAAGACTCTGATTCGAACATTCAAAAAAGGTCTAAGTATTGGATCATATCTATCACAGTACCTTGGTAATCTGTTTTTGATGGATGTATATCACAAGATTCAAGAAAGATCATACAGAGCCAGACATAAAAGAAATGGAACAATTCAAAGAGTTAATCTTATTTATAAAACATTATTCTATATGGATGATTTATTTATCGCAGG